AAGAATTATCAGAAGTTTTATTAGAAGGAATTCGCAGAGTAGGAATGCAAAGTAAAATTTTAACAACAGATGAAATTATTAATGGTTGTAGTTATTATAGTACATCTCCTAGTTTAAATATGAGTAGTGGAGTCGGATATCCTCATTCTTATGAATGTGGAGGTATGACACATAAAGCAGATGCATTTTATTTTAATTTAGACACTTGTAAGTACGAATTTGCAAAGAACAAATATGGTGAACAGATACAATCAGATTTAAACTCATATTTAGACTATTTAGAAAATAATGAAGGACGAACAGCTGTTATTTACGTTGCGCAGAAAAAGGATGAAGTATTAAAATTAAAGAAAATTAGAGATTGTGGAACAAGAATCTTTGAGATGGGGCCATTATATCACTTCATGGCAATGAAGAAATATTATGGTGCGGCACAGGCGTTACTAACCTTAGTTAATTCATCAATACCTTTTAAGATAGGAATTAATGCTTCTTCTATAGAATATTCAAAATTACATAAGTATTTATTAAGAACTGGTAATTTAGGAATGAATTGTGATTATACAGGTTTCGATTCTTCTCATCCAGAAGAATTTTTGAAAAGATATCATAAAATATATAATCGAATTTATCAAGAAACAGATCCAAATTGGTGCCAAGCAGATGACGATATGCGTAGGAAACTTCATGAACAAGAAAATCGTCCTTTAGTTTTAGTAGATGATTTAATAATTGAATGTCCAGGAGGTTTGATGTCTGGAGGAGAAGATACTGGAGGTAAAAATAACATTGCAGGAAATTTAAATATGCGTTACGCTTGGAAAGTTTTATCAGCACAACATTGCCAAGAAAAATTTTATAAATATGATGAGTATACAACAGACGCCACTTTTGGAGATGATCTTATTAAAACAATACATCCAGACGTTCTTTCTTGGTATAACCCTAAAAATATTCAATTAGTTTTAAATGAAATAGGTTTTACAATTACATCAGCAGATAAGGAAACAGAATTAAAAATAGAACCTTTAGATAATTTAACGTTTTTAAAAAGAAGTTTTGAATATGTAACTGTTAATATTAATGGAGTTAAGCAAAAATTTTTAGTAGGAGCTTTAGAAGATAATTGTTTTCTTAAAATGTTAAATTGGTGTAAGGCTTCAAAGCGTCATAAATATTATAGAGGAGAACCAGTACATTATGATCCATCAACTATAGGACTTTCAGCTTTGACTTGTTTATCTGAAGCTGCACTTAAAGGGAAAGAAGTATTTGAACGAACGCGTCAACATTTATTGCAATGTGCTAAAACTTATGAAATGGTTTTACCTAAATTACCCACTTTTGAAAAAGCTTTTTATGAAACTTACTTTTGTTCTAATTTTCCACAGCTTGAAACTAAAGAAATAATTAATATTGATATCAAACATAATTTACATCCTCTTTATCAAAGGAATTTTATTTTTGGAGACAGATCATTTGTTAATATTATGCATTGTTATGAATATATAAGAGCTAAATCACATCAACAAATAGAGAAAGCAGAATTTTATTATAATAATCCCAGTAAATGTAAGTATGTTTATTATCCTGATAATCGTCGCTTTAAACCTGATAAATTAATGTATCGTATTATTAGTACAGTTTTTAAAGAATATAGTTTTGATAATTTTAATTTAAACAGTAAATATATTGTAGATTACGGTCATAAATATTTTGGTTTTACAGTAGGAGATGCAGTAACAAATAGGTACGGCGAACTATTAACACAGTTCGCAATTTCGAAATTGCCAAAAGAAAATTTACAAAGCGAATCAAATTTAAGTTTAAACTTAACCGATAATATAAACTATCTTAATACGAATTTTAATATAGATTGTCCAATTTTGAAAGAAAATTTAATATATAATACAGATTTAATAATTGAACCAGAATTAAGATTTAATACATCAAAATGGAGAACGGCGGAAATAACCCACCCATGCCAGAACTAATTGGTGAAATAGCTACAGGTTCAACGTTTTCGAGTACAGATGCTACAGGTCTTGATGTTCCTGCTATTGCCGGACGTCCAGCCCCAACCATTGAGGGACCTCGTCATGCCAATGTGTCAACTGATGACATTATGGGGTATCTCAAGAAACAGCATATTTCTCTACAACGTTTTACCTGGTCTACTAGTCAATTACCCGGTACATTATTAGCAAATATTCCTATTACTCCCTTACGTGCAAATGAAATTGTTGCTTATCTTTCAGGCATCTTCAATGCTTGGAATGGTGGTTTAGAGTATCAAGCGAAAGTAGCAGGTACAGGCTTTCATGCAGGTGCATTAGGTATTGCTCGTATTCCACCAAATATTGATCCTACAACTTTAAAAACAGTTTCTCAATTTACAGCTTTCGAATATAGTGTCATTGATCCTAAAACTTTAGAAGCAGTTTCAAAACATATTCCTGATCAACGTCCAATCATGTACCATTACATGAGTAATGATTTTACAGATCCTAATAATATTGGAGGACATTTTGTCATTTTTGTTATTCTACAACTAAATACGTCATCAACAGGAACGAATCAGATTGATGTTGAAATTTTCAATAAATTAGCTTCAGATTTTAGATTTATTCAAGTAGTTCCTCCTAATCTTGCTTCTCAGCCTAGTCCAGATATTAGTAAATGGACTTCTTTATTTTCAACTCCTGAAAACCATTTGCACACAATTTTTCCGTTCCCTATTAGTACTATGACTATTAATTCAAGTAGTTTTACATCAGCAGCAAAAGTAGGTTTAAGAAATTTAGCAGGTGAATTATTCTTAGATGATACATATACAGAGGATATCGTAGGAGGTATCTCTAATTTAGGTTTCTCATTTTATGCTACTTCTGCCACATCTTTAATTCCAGTTTTAAATAGCCCAACTCAGTTTAATAAATCCATTAGTGTTACTATGACAACACCATTTTTCAAAACATACGGTTCAACAGCAGCAAATGCAATCTTAGCAGGCACATCCCCAACTCTATATAATGCTCCTAATACAGTGACTGGTGCTATTGTTGGAGCATATTATAATCTGCTTCCAACTTTGAGTGGTAATATTTCAGCTACTTACCCAGGTGTTCCAACAAGCACAGCTCCTGTTTCAGAATCATTGATTACATTCTCAATGGGTGGATCGTCTTCTACACCACCTATGCTCACTACAAGATTTTTATCATTTGCTTTTAAAACACGTAATTATTTAATTGCTCCTAATGAAGCAGTTCTT